CATTAGTAGTCTTGTAACCTCTATATCATCCGTTTATTTTTACGGGTCTTGTTGAACTTGTTGGTACGACGATGAGTGGTTCTCAATTTTGATTTCATGAATTTATCAATTTGTGGCATCTCTAAGATGAGTCGGTCCAATATGTCCTGATAAAATTTGCGGAATTCGGATTTTTGAGCGCGAATATCGTTCGCAGAGAACCATTTAATTTCTGATTTTTCAAACAATTTGGTTTTATTCAAGAATTGTTTGTTCATGCGTTTCCACAAAAATTGGTGATTTCGATTATAATGTTTAGGAAGGTTCTCATCGTAAGGCATATAAAACATATGAATGTGATATTGGTCGTTGAAATTCAGATTGTAGGAACCGCCGTGTTTTTGGATATGGTTCTCAATTTCTTTACCATCACCCAAGAATCCAGTAAGTTCTTCACCACCCTCGCGCATGGCCGTGTCGTGCACTGATTCGCCAGGTTCGACCCCACCACCGAAATCGGACCAACCTGGTGTATCAGCCAAGCTGTTTTCCTTACCAAATAAAAAATATAATCTTTTCTTATGTATTGTTACAGGCAAAATACTAGAACCTACCATTTATATATTATGTTGATATTTTGTTTATGATTCGGTTTTACAAGCTACTTCGTAGTCGTCGATTTTTTGATAAAATTCGAGAACTTTGGGATGTGCTTTGATACGATTGGCGTTAAAACTCGACAAATATAGTCCTTCTAAACTGCGAATTCTGGAGAGTGCAACATAGGTTTGTCCGTATTCGAAAATGGCTTGTCCAATATCGACCTGTCCCATTTCTAAACTTGCACCCTGTATTTTGTGAATGGTGAGCGCCCATGCAAAACAAAGGGGATACTGTGCAATGGCAATCACAGGATATTCATCGGATTGCCAGTGATGTAGTCCCATGAGGAGTGTGACACCATTGGTGAACTTGACGCGCGGTGCGTGGTGTTCACCTACGAGTTCAATGACAACCCCCTGTGAGCCATTACAAATCCCCATTTCCAAGTCGATATTGACGGTGCACATTACGGCGGTACCGACTTTGAGTTTGAGTTCAGGTACTGCGGGACTGTTGTTCATGAGCTGGAGAATTTCCGACTCGATTTCACCAGATGTGAGTGTTTCACACTTGCATAATATACGAAAATCTATGGATTTACCACTATCTGTATGAATAGTCAAATTGTTTTTTTTAACGAGAGAATAGTGTTGTTCTGGAGCATCAATTTTTTCAAACATCATCTGATTTACAAATTCAGCACGGCTGCGAACGGGAAATAGTTTTGTTAATGCACAATTGTTATGTTCTTCAGGGTTGTATTCTTTTTTCACATATTTTTGTAGAACATCAATATTTTCATCTGAAATTTTACCTTTGCGTATTTGCGCTAAAATTTCAATGTAGACGGGGTCGTTTTGACGAAATATTTTTTTGAGTTGAATGTGATGTGCGAGAGGAAATACCGAGAACCATTTTGGGGATTCAAAACAGAATTCACCAGATTCGAGGAAATTGGGTTCGGCGATGGGACCGAGTTGGAAGAAATCACCACTGAACACGATTTGAATACCACCGAAAGCTTTGCCATTTCCTCTGGTATAGCGTCCACAGTATTCTAAAATATCGAAGATTTTGCGAGACATCATCGACACTTCATCGATAATCAAAATATCAGTATTTTTCCAGTTTTTCACGGCGCGGCGGTTTTTTGTTACAGATGCGATGATATTGTCTGATGGACCCTTGGCTAAGCGAATTCCACTCCAGGAATGGATGGTCATTGCACCACATTGTAGGAGGAGGGCAGCGCATCCGGTGAGTGCACATACTTGAATTTTTTTTCCTGCGGCTTTGGCATGTTTCACAAATTCGTGTATGAGATGAGTTTTACCCGTTCCTCCAGGTCCAGTTAAAAACATATTTCCGCCTTTACGGAATAGTTCAAGTGCTTGTTTTTGTTCTGATGAGAACTGTATAACGGGTTCTTCTGGACTAGGTGGTGTAAGGGGTGAAACTAATGTGGGTGATGGAGGTCGTTCTTCATGATCTATTTTTTTTAGTGCGAATCGCTGGAATACATTCTCTTGTATTTTAATTGTTTTCTTCATACTTAGGATACTTACAAAATATATATTTATTTAGTTTTCAATTTTCGATTAGTTCCAAGAAAACTAATCGACTTATAATGTATTATTCGTGTTCTAATTCCAAACAAAAAGAAAAATCCAAACCATTCAAGTTTACCAAGACTCCGTTTTCATTGATAAGTTGGACGACCAAACGCTGAATGTCTGTTTTACCTGTATATGAACGCACATCAGTCGTCAATAAACCACCTGCTAAATTGGCCATCATATTACTACGGAAAGGATATATTTGGTAATCCAGTGAAATACGCCCTAAAATATTTTTTTGTATAATGGAATTGGCTATAGGTGCTACAAATGAATTCTGTTTACCACTGCTGTGTTCATCCACCACCAAATATAAATATTTTGGTGTATTCAAATCAATAAAGCCCTCTGATTTTGCGGGGGTTCCAGAACTGATAGCATAACTCACATTTCGATAGCCCAACAACCATCCTAATTTGGATTTAAAATTGTTTTTTTCGAAATTCTTCTGTGAATCCAAATTGAATACAATACTGTAATTACCAGAGGTCGCAGAAAAATACGAGAATCCAGTGGATGTCGACCCACCGCTAGGTATCGTGCTATAACTAATAATACCCAAAAATCCATTGTTGGATAAATCCAAATTGATTTCTGTTGAAAGCGTAGAGGGTGTATATTGTCCGTCTGCTATCGTTATATTTGTGTATGCTGTACCATTTTTAACCGTGAAATAATTGTTGCCCAATTCTTTCGAAATATTGTAAAAACTCATGGGAAGTTCCACATGCGTAACAGCGATGCTTTTTACATCGTTATATTTGTCAGGTAATGTAATTGTATAACTAGCAGCATTGTTGTAATTATAATTGATAGGAGTGTTGGAATTGTTCAAGTAATTGTATTCATCTCTAAATCTTGTGTCAATATTTAAATGTTTTTTTTTAGTAGGTTTCGATACATCAGTTGTCAACATATGACTGCCATATTGATTTGTTTTGGAAACTAAAAAACTATTGTTATCGAAAATATTACTCATACTATATACTTAATAATTACATATTTATTCTTTGTTTCTACGCCATTATGTGAACGATTTACAGCCTGAATTAACTGTTGTTGATTTGGGTTTACATCCACAACATAAGGATGTCATACATAATTTACATTTTACACCGTTATTACCTTTGTCCGTACACAAGGTCTTGAATTTATCGTTATAAAGCATGCGGTCTTTGATATATTTAACTCTAGGGCGTGGTGCAGCTTGGGTGCTTATAATGCTCTTACGATTTGAACGAGTATTGGTTTGTTTACACAAGGCGAAAGTGGGACAATTTATGGTCGTACGATCCATATTGAAAACTATTTGGTGATTCGGTTGAATCAATTTATTGTATACAATTTTAGTATTGGTTACTGTGTTCTCTAAATTATAGTTCATAAAGTCTGTGTATTCAGAATCATCTAAAATATAGGGTTCATCTACGAGATTTTTTAATATTGTTCCTGTTCTTTTGAATCTAGTGTAGTCGCCGGATGACATTATATATATTATAAATATTAGTTCCCAAGACGGCGAAGCAAGAAGCCGTCTTTTGGAATTTCCATAATGACATGAGATTATTATCAATATAATGATGATGAATAATTATATTTGAAAATAAAATCGGTCATATCTTTCATGATCCGAGATTCGAGAACGAATGAATACAGGAATTGTTTGGTTCCGTAATATACCAATCCAGAAAATCCAAATCCAACACAAAAACCCACAAATAATTGTAGAATAGTATGTCGTTTGGTGAACCATCGCTGTAACAATGTCATTACATACAAAAAACAAGCTAACATAAATACAGGATTCAATCTTTTTACAAACCATAGGAAACCCAGAGCATACCCACCAGACTGGGCATGACCTGATGGCATCCCGTATATATGCGCAGAATTGACTTGTGGAGTTCCTGTTTTTTTATGAAATAGGTTGATAATACTATATTTTTGATTTTCATTTACTAAATTGATTCTTTCTGGACGAGGTTCTCGAAAACAAATCTTCAAAAACTCGTTGAGTTTTTTATTGATGAAATTAAAAATAATAAACGACATCAGATATTGATGTTGATGAATCAATTGTAAAATGGTGATTATAGTAATAATAAGTGGTCCTTTATAGGCAATACGGTCTACAATGTTCTCCAAAATCATCATGTCTTCGACCTCTTGATTTAGTTGTTGAGTGCTTCGTTTTCCGACCATATTATAATATTCGGAGATTTTTACACGATTCTTCCTAAGTCTTTTTTTGCTGATATAGCTGTTCGCAAATGAGAGAAAAAGTCCAATTCGCACCATTCAAGTCTACAATTTCACCTCGGTCATTTACCAAAGAAACAGTCATGCGATGAATATTGACGGGTCCAAAATAAACGCGTTCTTGGTTTTGTAAAGTACCACTATAATCAACATAAACTGTGTTATTTTGCTGTCCAGCTAATTTCAAAGGAACGATTGCGAATACATCCTGGGCGAAGGGACCATTTGAATAATATTTCACATTAGATTTTAGCACTAAACCAGGAGTTGATATCGAACTCAATGTTCTGGTATTTTGCATAGTATTAACAATCTCTTGTGCTGCGTATATTTGCTTTTGTGTTAAATTTCGTTGAATATTCGTGACACTTTGGTCACTCGCACTGCTGTTTGTATTTATATTAGAAATAGTTAGGTTTTGTGTGGTAGGGTCGCATTTCAAGAGAGTACGATTTGCATATGATGGTAATGGAATATCAGTTTCTGATTGGCTTGTTGTGACCAGTCCGTCGTTCAAGTGATTTTGATTAAAATCATCCAATGTTATCAAGAAATAATTATATATATTGACACTGACTGCGGTATCACCTTGCAATGTAATAATATATGGTTGTTTCGATGGGTCCACAGTATCTTGTATTTGATTATCAGTGACAGTAAATATATTATTCGCTATATTAGATGCGATAAGTTTTAATATATTATTTCCTGATACGACATTATTTGTCTGCGTAATATACAGTGGATATTCTGTGTAATTACGATACCCTAATATCCATCCCAATGTAGAATCCCAACTCGTATTATTTTTTACATTGTTAGACACATTGTTACATAGGGTAAAACTATAAGGATCAAAAAAATCTAATAAATAATCTCGAGAATCGTATATCATGTTGATATTGAATAATAGTTCACAAATAGTACCTACACCAGGAATAGGAATTGTTGTGAATCCTGTACCGAAGGTGATACATTTTTTATTATATGTTAGTAAGGATTTTGTTAATTGATTCGCTACAGGAATAAAGGGTGAAGAATTCAATTTAACATTGATGTAGGATATCAATTCATCAGAAGAATAGTTTCCTTCGGGTATTATGATTACTACTGTATTATAACCATATCCGTAACAATCAGAGTTTATATCGGAAACATTGTCTGTAAATAGTCCTTTTGTAGGATTAACTGCATACCATCCAGGTATTCTATCAATGTTTGCATTTGGGTTTCCAGCCATTATATCGCCTGAAGTAATGGGATTTGGTAAAACAGTTTGTGGTTGTATGACGATTTTATTGTTGACGGGATAGTTCTCACCTGTTAATGGGTTGGTATAGACTTCTTTTCGGATTGTCAATTGATTGGGACGAATTGTGCCATATGACATGTTAGTAATAGTAGATATTGATTTATTTATCACTAATTTACATATTATCTCGTGATTCACATAATAATTACCATTAGTATCAAAACCATTGCCATTAGCATCAAGACTATTTCCAGAATTATTAAGACCTAATGGATAGTTCCAATATGGTATGTGCAAATACTTCCACCAAGTATTTGTAGGGTTTTTCCATAAATATGTGGGAGGTCCCTGCAATGAAGTGTTAGATAGTGCTTCGTTGAAAGATATATCCGCAGGATCGTTCAAAATCATGTTGTACGCATATTGTGTCAGATATTTGTTAATAACAATTTTCAAAGTAGCATATGCTGTATTGCCAACTGTAACAAAACTGATGTTAGAATTGTTTAACACATAATCACCGTCGGTGTCTTGATAACTAGTGAACATGGCATTTACCAATTCAGTAAGAGATGCTATATTGGGTGCAAAAAAGGTATCTGCTTGAATTTGAGTAAGAACAATTAATTCTCTACCAGAAAATCTATTTGCCGATTTTGGATTCGGAATTAAGGTTAAGAAATTACCTGCCACAAATTTATATCCGTTGGCATTGACTGGAATTGAACCGTACATGGTGAGTGTGTTTTCTGTAGGGATGGCGTTCAAATTAATATTATAGTAATTATTTATAGTTAGACCCGAAGAGAAAGGTTGGTTTACAGGTATTATTAATTGTGAATTGTCTATAAATGTGGACGAAATCGCGATTGAATTTTCACTGAACCCGCAATTACCTAACATCGTCCATTTTTGTAATTCACTTGACCATTTAATATCATTTATACCTTCTGAGAATGTATTATATGCATTATTGGGTGTATCCAATTCTTTCGTCCAAATATTTCCGTCGAATGAAGTCGCTAATATATTCGTGCCATTTCCACCCACTATCCATATATTGCCGTTATATGATACAGTGGTGGGATTACCGTATTTGAATAAGCTGTCAGTGTCTACTGGTATCCAATTTAAATCTCCTACAACTAAATTTCCACCTACAAGATTTAAAGACCTGTAATTTGGTTTTGTGTAAGCAATACAGGTCTTGGTATTCGGGCTTGAACCAACAGCGACCCAAGTATTTCCGTCACACGCAGTACTGTATCCTATACCCCCAGGACCAAATGGATTGGTAGGGGCTGCGGTCCAAATATTACCATTGACCGATGTAACTATAGTGTTTCCTTCTGCAAGTCCGTCTGTACCAACTGCGAACCAACAATTGAATGAAGAATTCCAATTGACATTGTTTGCAATCCCGTTTCCATTTACATCAAAAGGATTCACTATTCTTGACCAGGAATTGACAAAATCTTTAGAAGGGTCAGTATAAGCAATTGTATTACCACAGTTAATTCCTGAGCCAACTGCTATCCATACATTTCCGTTTGTACTGTAATTAATATTATTAGCTTCGATATTAAATATTTTGTTACCAAGACCTTTCCAATTAATCCCATCTGACGAGTACGCCAATGTGTTTCCAGATTTTGCCAATACATTACCACTTTTACCTGCAGCAACCCATATTTTTCCATTGTATTTCACTTTGTTTCCTCTTTCAGTGAAAATTTCTGACGCGCTCATGGAACCGACGGCGGTTTTTCCTTGATTCCAGGTGTTGCCGTAATTTGTTGAATAAACAATGGTATTTCCACCACCCTTTCCTACTGCAACCCATAAATTTCCGCTGATTTCAATACCATATCCACCGTAATATTGGCTATTTTCGTAGGTATTTTTGGATGCATCTAAGTAAATTGTGGTTTTGATATTGTTTTGACTAGCGTCATATCCAGTCAATATTTGAATATCTTGTAGTCCAAGACTCTTCACCAAATTGCCAGTACCTAAATCCAAATAATAATCATAATTGCTAAATTTTTTGGTAATGTCTACATTAACACTGAGTTTGGAATCTGCTGCAACATTGTGTGTTGAATTTGAATTTTTATAAAAAAGTGTATTGGATGAAGTTCCGTTCAAATAGTTTGGATTCGCACCAGTTCTAAAAATACCATTCGGATTTGACAGGTTTATGCTATTTGTATTCATTGTTTTGAATGAATTATTGATATTATTCATATAATTACTAAAATTATAAGGAATAATGTTATTAGTTGAATCGAAATTTGGGTAGACATATGCAATATAGTCGTTTTGTGATATGTCGTAATATGGTTTGACACATTTATATTGAATAGTCGGCACAGAATTGTATGATACTTTGGTTTCATTAATAAGAGATTCAGAAAAAATTGTACTCAACGGGTATGATGATAGTTGCGGATTAAACATAAATGCTGAATTTTCACCTAACCATATTTTATAATCAACAGGGAAATTCACTATTATTTTCTGATTTATGACATTAGGTACCGGTTTTTTCGAATAGGCACTGTTAATTATTGGCACAGTCATACGATTTAATTTTAATCGCAATTCGTGATGAGAATAACTGGAACCCAACCAATTGTTTACTGGATTTGAGGATTCGTTGGTTATATTAGGATTATAATAAGGATTTGATACTATCTTAAGTTGTTCTAGTTTTTGGTTGCTGATATCATAGACGGCTTTGGAATTTGTGTATTTATTTGGAGTAGATTCGTATACAGTTGCATCGTTGTTATTAATATCATAAATTGCTTGAGAATTATATTCAGGGTTGGGTACTGACCCTAATTTTGTTATGAGTGTATTTGAAATATCATAAATCGCATTAGGATTGTGTGCTGGATTTGGAATAAAATTAACATTTGATATATCGATAGGGATATCAACGGTAGATATAATGACATTTGGATTATAGGCTGGATTTTCTATAATTTCAACAGAGAGAATATTGGCGCTTATTGTACCACGGCTATTATCGGTATTCACTACTGGATTGTATCCTGGATTATCGTAAGTATTATTAAAAATTTTAGGTGCAGTTACCAAGGCATAATAAGGATTTACCATTGTTGGATTGCCTGAGAAATCATAGGGATTGGGAATTACACCACCATTTGGGTCAAAAGGATTGGGTATGTATGGTGTGTTGAATGGGTATAATGTTTCTACAACAGTGGCATATGGATTCAACAGTTTTGGATTGTAAAAGGGATTTGGTAATGTATTTGATGGATTCATTGGGTCTGGAACAACAAATGGTGTTGTAAACAGTGGCCAATAGGGATAACTGGTGGTGATGGTATTGGATTCAGTAAAAGGATTCAATATGGTATGTGGTACATATTCGTAGGGGTATATTGGGCTCGGTGTGTAATTCGCAATGTTGGTACTAAGGTTCCCAAATGATTGAATAAATATGCTATTTTGACATTCGTTGAGAAAATAACCGTAAGTATATGGGTCGAGATAATATTTATAGGATAAAAATTGTGTGGTCAATAGAGAATAATAAGGATTGGTCGTTGTAGTATTACCCGAGAAATCATACGGATTTTGTATTGCAGCTCCAGTAGGATCAAATGGATTGGGAATATATACCGTATTGAAGGGATATGATGGTCCAGAAAATGATGATAATGGGTCCAGAATTTTTGGATTGTAGAATGGATTAGGAAGAATATAGTTTGGATGATATTTGGGGTCAGGTTGTATGGTTGGTTGAATAAACAATGGATAATATGGTATTGATGACCCTGTACCTGACGATAGGATAGCTTGGTTGTTTATATTAAAAGGATTCATTATGATAGGAGGTAAATATAAATAGGGATATAATGGTGACAAATTATAAGGAAGATTAAATAGCTGTTGTTGTATGTAGGTATTAGAATCTATATAAAATTTATAATTAATTGTTGGACTGGATACGAGAGCATAATAAGGATTTATCATTATTGAATTTCCTGAAAAATCGTAGGGATTGGGTATTAATCCACCATTGGGGTCAAATGGATTGGGAATATAATAGGTATTGAATGGATAATATTGTACTATTGGTGCACTTGGATTATTAATTTTCGGATTGTAAAATGGATTCGGTAATATTAGGTTAGGATTGGTAGGGTCTGGTTGTATCGTAATTTGTTTATACAGAGGTAGATAACAATAACTTATGTCAATTGAAGAACTTCCCACATAAAATGGATTTATAATGTATTTTGGAACATATAAATAGGGTGATGTCGGTGCAATGGTGTACGCATAGGATAATAACGGATAATTAGAAGTATTATGTGGTGTTTGATTAGCGAATGTATATGAATCGATATAGAATTTGTAATTAATCGTAGGGGATGATATAGCTGCATAATAAGGATTTATCATATATCCGATTGGAACCTGAATTTGTATTCCACTTATGTCATATAATGGTACAGATTCTCCTATCCTGTTAAACCACGGGTTGGGTATGTATCCAATATTTGGGTCGAATGGATTCGGAATGTACTGAGTATCGAATGGGTATATCGTCGGTCTTGGTAATTGGTTATTACTCGGAGTTTTAATATGTTCGTTATAGAATGGGTTAAAAATTATTATTGATGGATTTGTGGGGTCGGGTTGTATATTTGGTATATTGTATAACGGCCAATACGCACTGTTGGTAGATGCCCGTAGAAATGTCTCATTACCAGAATACAATCCATTGAGTATGAATTTTGGAACATACAAGTAAGGGTAAGTTGGTAAATAAACATAAGAATTAATAGTATTCAATGAAGATAAACCTTCATTGTAATAATATAAAAA